TCAGCTGAGATGCCTCGGGCTTTGAGTGCTTGTGTTTGACCTTGCGAGTATACAATGTCCGCTTCCGAATTACGCGTGTTCTGTACTTCAATGAACGGACTGCTTTTGCTAGTTGGTTCCTGGTCTTCATCTGCTGCTCCATATTGTTCGCATGAGAAACAAAATGTATGGCCATCGTCGTAAAGTGCGCCAGCATCGCTGCTGCCACATTTGCTACACGGAATGTGAGCTAAAAACTTCGCTGATGAATCCTGTGTTGCCTGCATGATCTGGTGCACTCCAATCTTGTGGTTTAATTAAATCCCATCCGCCACTTTGCTCACGACCTTCTTTCGTGCCGCGTACTTTTGACATATTTGCTAGATGCACTTCGTCCCATGCTTCTTGGATATCAACACCTGCAATAGCTAGTGTACCAAGGGCAAAGACTGTTATATCTATTAGAGCGTCGACTGCACCTTCGGCATCACCTGCTGCTAGTGCTGCTCCATATTCAGATAATTCCTCTTCTAATTGTTCACCTCGAAAGTGTAATTTTCCAAGATTAATTGGTTGGTGGTTAAAGCCATATTTAGCTTGCAACGCATACACGTCTGCTACAATTGTAGACATACACTCTCCTTATTCGTGAGAAGCAAATGCTTTGATAAATTCATTAGCATCGTGCTTTTTGTAATCGTAAAGTATGTTTGTGCCGTACTTTCCGCTTTGCGCTAAATTGTCAAAAACTGATAATACTGCAGTTATGTCATCGAACATTTCTTTTCGGCTTAGCTGCATGCGCTGGTGATCTTCTGCAGCGCTGTCTGTGCGGCAATAAATAAAGATTGGGTGATAGACTTTAATCATCTCTTCAATTAAAGCTTCTGTGTCATAATTTGGGCCGTCACGATATACAGCACCGTAAGCGGCTTCACTCATTGCAAATCTGTCAACAACTGCTGGCACGCGTGCTTGTTGTTCAAGCTTGCCAGCCGTGTGTCCTATTAATCTGTGGTAGGTTTCAATGTCCCATGTTGGATAATAAGAACAGTGAAAATACTGACCGCCTATTGTTTCACAGATGCGCTTTGCGAGTGTAGTTTTACCTGTGCAATCTGCACCTTCGATTATAATCATTTACTCACCTGTTGCCCTTTGCTGTGTTGCGCGGCGTGCACCAAGTTCGAGATAAAATCTTGAGGATTTATGCACGAGCAAGCTTTTAAATAAGCTTTGTGTGCGCTGTTTTCTTCTGATGTTTCGAGCCATGCTTCGGCGTCATCAAAGTGGCGCTCATAAATATGAAATGAGCCTGCTCTGACATATAGTTTGCCTAGACCGACACCAAAGTTTTTGGCCATCCACAAATAAACTTGCATGTATTTGCCGATAGCTGAGAAAGTAAACATGTCATAAGGCATGCCCCAAACTGCGTCTTGGCTTCTCATATTGACAATCAAGTTTAGTTCGGCGTTGCGAAGGATAAACTGCAAGCCGGTTGTGCATGGTATGTCTTTAGAAGGCCCAGGTCTTTCACGCCATATGTTGATATAGCAACGACGACTGTCTGGATCTTGATAAAGTTCTTCTGCTGCCCAACTCAATTGGTCTATGAGTTTTGGCCCATAAGCACCGTTAAGCGAGAAACCATCATCACTGAATTGCTGATAGTTTTTCATGTAAGGCATAATAAATTCTAAATCATTACGCCCAGACAAAATCCACGCTGCTTCAGCAAACATAAATGGGTAATTCAGATTTCTGCCTGCATGTGTAACAACAGGGTCACACATTGGCATTTCATATGTGTAGTTAAGTAGTTCTTTGACTTTTTGTTTTCGTGGGTTGCTAATGTAATCGTAATGGTGTGCCGCGCGATGAAGCGCTGACAACCAAACTTCATTTGCTAATGTCATAGATACTCCTAAAGCAAAAGAGGCGCCTTGCGGCGCCCCTTGGTTAACTAAACAGCTTGCTTATAATGCGGCTTACCTAGGTAATATTCTGTGTATGGTGTTCCGCGAGTATCTTGCTTTTTGCGTTTTTTAATGTTCATGCCTCTAATCGACAGCTTGCTTATAGCTGCTGTTAGGTTTTGAATGTCAAATTCGTGCATGGCAATAAGGCGTGTTACTTTACGTCCGCGCTTCAGGTGCTGAATCAGTTTTTCCTGTTTTGTCATAAATCCACTCTCCTGGAATAAGTTTGTCTGCATATTTGAATTCGTATTTTTCGCACCAATCGGCATAGCTAGTTTTGCTGCCTTTATTGATTTTTGATGCGCAACGGGTAAAAATAAATCGAATGTCTAGCTCTGGGTTTTGCTCTTTGACTAATCGCATTTTGCGTCTGTCTTCACTGGTGAACCGGCCCTTGCACTCGATAATTATTCCGTTTGGTAATACAAAGTCAGGAATGTACTTGGCGTCTATTTGGTACGGTATTTTCTGTTTTTCGTACTCAAACTCAACACCAAGCTCTGTAAGTTGATCAGCCACCGTAGCTTCAAGTCCACTACGGTAGCCGTTCTTAAATTTAATATGTCTAAAAGTCGAACGCCGCATCGTTACTCTTTGGCTCATCGGCTGCTTCATGCATGTAACCATCTTCTGGCTCAAAGGCAGTGCCACCGAATTCAACGAGATCGATAACTTGCACGGCGTTGAGATACATAGTGACACCAGTGTTGCCTCCTGCGTTGTACGTAGACATTACACCTGACAGTTTAAGTACTGAGCCATTGCCGACGCTGAGGTCTTCCTTAATGATATTGCCTCCGGCATCATACAGGACAGGTTTCTTGCTTGATTTAGCGCGAAAGCGGACACCACCACTTTCTTCGTCAATTTCAAATGGCCACTTGGCTTTGGTTAATGCTTTTTCTCCAAATTCTTCAATAAAAATTTCTTTAGCTTTTTCTGCTAAAGCTTTTGCATCATCACTCTTAACGAGGATGTCTGTTTTGTACTTGCCTTGGTCGTCAAACCTAGTGTCTGGCACACTTAACCATGGCCATATTGCTGAACCTTTAGGCGTTACGTACTTTGCTTTACTCATAAAGCGCTCCTTCAATTGATGCATTTTCTTGATAAGTTGTTGATGCTGCTTCTTTGAACAGCCAGTTTATGTTGACACCTAACTCGTCAAGTTCTGCTAACAGATCCACAGATAGAGCTTGGTTATCGAGAATTAGACTTACTGCAGTTACAATAAGTTGTTCACGTCGTGCTTCGTACGACATGCTGCCACTCCTTTATTTTTGTTATTTAGGCGAAGGCGTAGTCGCTCACTAAAACTTCACGAAGATCTAAACTTCCGCGTTCTGGTATTTCGACCATGTCCATACGGCTTTTGTCGTTAAGTTGGCTGTAAGCGGAGTTATATAGTCTTTGCATGACATCAAAATGCTCATACATGGCCACAAACTGTTCACGTATTAAGTACGAAAAGTTTTCTGTGTCTGAGGCGTGCGTTGCAAAGCTGTCATGTATAAGCATGAAGTCTTCGATGCCATTTTCTAAACCAGCTAAAACACTGAACATGAGATGGCTAGCGTCCAGCGAATGAATAAAATTAGGTGCTGCAGCATTGCGCTGCTTCATTTTATCCAACGTTCCTTTAGGGGTTGTCCTAATGTTTAACATGATGCAGTTCATTACATCGCCGTTAGACATAACTTTGCTATTTTTAGACGCTTCACTTGGCGCTATTTCTTTGTCGTACAAGAATATTCTGACGCGATTTATGTTGTAGTCTTCATACGCGTGCACAACTGGTAGACCAATTGGTGATGTCCAAATAAGAGGCTTGGCTTCATGTGCACACAACTGCGCGCACTTTTGTATAAACCTCATGCCTTCAGCCGCTTTTTCGACAACACTGTTTACAGCGTCCCACACTTGCGAAGCCATATATGTTGCAGCAGCTGAACCGTTGTCTTCACCAAATGGATGCTCTGATCTGAGCTTTTCCAAAACCTCGTCTTCGAGAGGCTTCATCAAATCTTCCATCAGTTGTTGACGGAAACCAAACTTCTCAGAGCTATACGCAAATGTCATTACATTACGCTTAACAACTTTTCGCGACACACCGTATTGACGCCACAAGTCTGCGGTTTCTGATGTGTCTTGATTTATTGCTTCATTAATGCGATCAGCAACAATTTGATAAACGTCAGCCGGCTTATTGCCTGAAGTCAAATTTACTGTTGCTCCACCTTTTTCGTCTCGTAGTGCTGCAGAATAATGCTGCACACCACTATTAGAACCGTCTTGCGCTGGTGGAACTTGAGATATATGGTCATCGCCGTTTTCGACATAGCCTGCAAAATCGACACAAGAAGCAAGAAACAAAAACGGTTTGTCTGCTTTTTGCCATATATGCCGCGTAAGTCCTGGCTTTTTACCAATAAGATACAAAGCACGCTGGTTTTTATTTACCCATGCTATTCTGTCGTCCAAAGACTTTTTGCTAATTTTGTCAAAGTCGCCATTGTTGGCTAAATTTACACAGAGCCAATAAGCACCAGTTGTCCCTAATTTTTTACCACGAGCAAACATAAACATTGCGCGTATGTGATCTGCTCGTTGATGGTTGAATGTAGGGATGGGATATAGCCTGCCACGAAAATCTAAATTGTGCGGCAAGTAAAACTTGTCGTGTTTTGATAGTTCAATGGCTGTAGCTAAATCAGTAGACATGTTTACAAGATCAGCGTCAAAAGCTCTATTTCTTAGAATTATCTTTTCTTTTGTCTTTTTGACATGCTTTCGCTGTTTGCTGTCTAACTCGCTCCAGTTTTTAGTTTTGCCCGGCACGCGCAATTTAGCTTTTCTTGGAAACTTGCCAATAACATCGCCACGTTCCCATGCTGCAATTACCTGCTCAAGCACTACTTTATTAATCGCAAAAGGAGTTGACTGTACTGCATTTAAAGCTCTCGTTATCCTGTGCATTGCACCTGATTTAAAAGCAGCACTAATCAACTCCTTCTGTTCATTGTTAGCTCGACGCACCAAAGGCACCAAACTAGCCAATTTGTCATTGTGGTAGCAACCTGAGTGAAATGACATCCAAGGCTTAGGTTCAGTGAGCATTGGCTTAAATACAGGCGACATCCATTGTATCTGGTCATTCAGATCATCAACTAACTGACGTCCTTGTTCTGTAAGCCCCAAGTTTTTTACAAAGAATTTTTTCTTTGGCCTGTCGTAAACTTCAAAAAGCTTTGAGCCATACATAACAAAGTTAAGTACAGCTTGGCCTACGTTTACATTTTGCTCATTGGACCACCTGTCGATGCCCATACCATCTCGGCTTGCTACTGCCGACATAGCTTTTAATCTGTGTCGTGGGGAATTATGGTTTCTTCTTGCCATTTCAAAAAGACGCTTAAAAAGCTTTGGGTTGTCTTCTTGAAAGTTTTGAGACCACAGCTCTACACAAATTTGTTTGCCTATGTTTGTGCAAATATTTGTGATGTCTGTACATTGACCGACACCAATAAACGCGTAATTAAGACCGATATAAGCGACTGTGTTGTGGTCTAAATTATCAAGAGCGTTGAACCAAAATGGCCTACTTGTTGTAAGCCTTGCTTGTTCTAGTCCCTCTTCGATTGATAAAGATACTAATGGCAGCGCTCCTTTAACTAGCTTAGTGTCTACTGTTCCTAAGACCCCAGCCTTTGTTAATTGTTCTTCTTGTTGATGAAATCTATCTATGCCTTCTTCAAGCATATTGGTCTCATTAAGAGAATCCATAAGTCCTCCTATTGGTCTTTATCTGCTTTAGTGCGGCATCTTGGCCACACAATGATTTTTGGGTAATTTTTTAGTGCCAACAAGACATAGCAAGGTGACGAAAACCTGAATCTCGGTTTACGCTGTAGTGTCTAATGACTTTACGTTTAGGAAGTTATTTTTCGGGCTGTAGACAATGCATGCATGACATCATGGATGCCAGTTTCTTTCACAATCGCCTCATGCATTGGCATAAATTGCAAACACGCCTCAAAAAGCTCAGCGCTTGCGAAATAACCTCTGCGTGGACATTTGTGTATGTATTCAGCCTCTAAACACTCTTTAATCATGTAAGAAGTTGCTTGTCTGCTCATGTCTAATGTGTCTGCTACACGAGTAATTGTGTACTTGTGTGGATTTACCTCGAAGTAAGAAAGAATCATCATGCGCGCAAAGACAAACCGACCAGCAGTGTGGTTAAAGTATCTTGCTACTGACGTCTGATCTGGCCGCACTCTATGTTTGTGTGCGCCAATAATCAGCTTTGCATAAGCAATCATAAACTCTTTTTGTAAGACGGTTTCGATAGTCATTATTATTCATAGCGCGACGATTTATAAAGAACAATGTAAAGCAGCTTTACTCTATAATTTAGGTTTACTAAATCACAAAAAACGTATTACAAAAAGAAACTCGTGAAATGCAGCTGGATAGAGCACTAGACTACGAATCTAGGGGTCGGGAGTTCGAATCTTCCCGAGCGCGCCATTTCCTTGCAAATCACGAGCGTTTTTGTAATCAAACTTTAACAGCTTCAAGCAAGTCTTGGTCATCAATATGCGCATATCTAAGTGTAGTAGATATGTTCGTATGACCTAACATGCGTTGTACCATTGCTATGTTTTTAGTTTTACGCAACATGCGTGTAGCAGTGGTGTGCCGCAGCGTGTGCAGTACAAACTGTTCGTCTTTTTCAAGACCAATGTCTTCACGTACCTTTGCCCAATACCTGTGGACCTGGTGCTTTTTTATTTCAAATGGTACGTGTGTTGCTAACAAAGCTCTTGCCTCACTAGTAAGAGGCACAGACCGAGCTCTGCCAGTCTTTGTTTTCCATAGTCTTACCCAATCACCATCAAGGTTTTCTTTGGTAAGACCAAGCACTTCACCACGACGCATACCAGTGTCGATAAGTATCTTTGTAAGTGCTTTCATTTCTTCACGATGTTTCCTTGCTATAACATAATCAGCGTTATCTATAGCCGCAAAAACTTTCTTTTCTTCATCAGGAGAAAGCCAACGTACACGGTGAGGTGCAGGTCGTTTGCGTGAAAAGTGTGGAAGTTTGTCTATAAGATCGCGCTGCTTTGCGTATCTCAGTAAAGTGCTAAGCACACTAACATTGTGATTGATTGTCTGAGCAGCAAGAGGTTTACCTCTATGCGACTTGAGCGCTTCAAGACATACAATAAATTTATCAACCATTGCAGTGTCTATGTCTTTAATGTCAGGATCACCCAGCATATCAATACAACGTTGTGCTTGACTGTGAAAAGTTGTGCAGCCGTCTCTATCTTTCCAAAGTGCCATGCCTCCTTGTTTCAGAAGCTCACTTAGTTTCATTTCTACCTCCATTGCAAAAAACACCGGTCCGTGATTGGACCAGTGCATTAGATGATAAAAATTGCGTCTGAACTTATTGCCAGCTACCTGTACGTATTTGCGTCGCTAATTCTTGAGCGCGCGATCCAACTTGCGTGGACCATCTGCTGTCTAGCAGCTCTGCTGCTGCTGTGTCGTAATCCGACTGTTTTAGCGCTTCCATTGCGTTTTCGAATTTCAGTGCTGTGCCGATACCCACATTGAAGACAAAGTTGATCAACGCCGCACGACGGACAGGATCGAGACTCTCTGACCACGACATGTAATGCTTGAGTTGTTGTTCGACGTTCTCTACGTCGTTTTTTAGCAGCAGTAAGGCTTCTTCTTTTGTGATGCCAACGTCTTGTAGGTTGCGACCAACGCCGATAGTCAATTTGTCTGATGTGCATTTATAGGGCTTTAGCTCCAAACCTTCATGTCTAATTAATTGTTCTAATAGTTGTTCCATTAAATTTCCTGTGCACCAACGATTGTGCATTTGTAGTCAACCGTTTTCCAACCACCATCTTGCGGCAACTCTTCGTGAAGCAACTTCATCTCAACGCACTGCGGTTTCTCTTCAAACCACTGCACAGCCTGAGTTGCGCAATGTGATGTGGAACAAACGGTCAGCAACAAAGTCCAAATGACTTCCATTTGCTGTCCCCTATTTTTTAAATTGTCCGATACTTTTAAGACCAAAAGACGCACCGATTGATGCTAAGATTCCCCATGACAACCAGTCAGGGCAGTCTTCTCGCAAAAACCTAAATCCGTCTTCAATGAATGGTTGTGCGGCAGGCACGAAACAGGCACCAATGAGCAGAACAAAGAAGACAGTCCACAACTCGTCTTTCCATGAGTTATCGCTTGCTTTTATAGCTTGCTCTTCCCATGCACCGTCTTGAGTTACTTTTTGAACTTGTGCTTCAATTTTAGCTACTTCCAGTTTTTGTTTAGCCTGCGCTTTTTCTTGTTTGCCTTTTAAATAACCGCCTGCAATGTCTGCCACTGCACCGATAACACTTCCCCAAATCATTTTTACTCCAGTACAAACGATATTATTGTGACTGCCAAACCTAAAATAAAGACAACAGCTAAAGCTATTTGAGCTATTTCAATTGTTTCTTCTAATTGTTGTTGTTTTTGTGCTTTAAGCTTTGCTTCTGCTTCCCTTGCTTCTCTTATTCTTTTGTTGCGCTCTTCTAAGATGCTTTGCCACGTTCCAGGACCAAACCTTAGATCAATCATTGTTGCTATTTCGCGCATCTGCTCTGCTGCTAATTTCGCGTCAATGATTTCTCGAGCAACGTTGCCTGTATCAAATGAAGCCACGCCTGCTTTTTTATTTCTTTGTTCTTGAACTTGCTTTTCGCCTTCAAACAGCTTGTCGATATAGCTGCCTATTTCACTAATATCATTTGCTGTGTTGATGGCTGATTTTATGCCGTCTACGGCTGACTTAAAAAGAGCGATACCTGCTAAGGTTTCCGCTATCATTTACTGCGTACTCCAATTTGAGTTACGCTCTCCTAAAGTTTCATTAACAAGCTTGCTGCTAGCCCCACGACGACCACGGTCGAACCCATGATCATCGCCTCAAGTCGCCACAGACGCTTGTCCAGTCCGGACAGTTTGTCTTCGACTGATTGGTAGCGTACTGCGCACTCCTTCTCGTGTGCTTCGAGGTCGAGTGAGACGCGCAGTTCCGGTGATACTTCTAAAGACTGCTTCATCCGGCGATCTCCATTAGGGTCAGATACGAGATTCCAGCAGGGTCATACACTCT